AACAAAAAACTAAACAATTAATGTCAGATGCTCAGCGAGTACATGCTGAACGTATGGCGAAAGGCGAACTTGAATATAAAGCGAAAGTTATTGAGAGTAATGATAATGGTTGGAAAGACGAATTTGTCCTTGTTCTCGTATCTTTGCCTATTCTTTTATTGGGTTGGTCTGTGTTCTCTGACGATCCTGACATACGTAATAAATTAGATTTGTTTTTTGAATATTTTAAGAACTTACCATACTGGTATCAAGCTATATTTATTGGTGTAGTATCAGCTATTTATGGTCTTAAAGGTGCTGATATAATGAGAAAGAAATGACAGCAATTATAGGTAAACCTAAACACTCTAAATGCGATACTTGTAAAAATAAAATAACAAATAGATATGTTATGTTTGATAGAATAAAATATTGTTTAAAATGTTTTTATATATCAGGCAAATCATTACCAATATTTCATGAAATTAAACGAAAACACTAATGTAGCTATGCCAATCAAAAATATGGTTGGTATAATAATAGCAGTAGCTATGGGTATCTTTGCATACACAGAGATTACTGCCAGGCTTACTAGCTTAGAAACTAGCAGAGAGCTTATGAATGCAGATCTACTTAAAGCTTCTGAACAAACTACAGTAGATAAAGAACAATTTTTATTATTGGAAGATCTATACGAAACTATAGAAAAACACCAAGAGTTGTTAGATAAAAATATACATAACCAAGTAATGCTAGAACATATTGAAAAACAATTAGAAAAAGCATTAAATGATATAGAAAAATTAAAAGACGCTAGTCGAGAAATGAAATACACAAATGGAACACACTAATGACAGAAGTTGTAATAGCATTATTATTAATAGTTAATGGAGAGATCAAGGAACATAGAATACAAAACTCTATGTCTGCTTGTCTTAAAGGTAAAAGAATTGCTTCACGTAGTAATACTGGATCAAATATTGAGTACCAATGTATTAAATCAATGGCAGAGACAGAGATTTACATGGGAGAAAAAAGTATAAAAAAATTAATACTTGATTAAGAATAATCTCTCTCTATTATCATTTCAAGATAATGAATAGCTTTCTCTATATCCTTACGTTTGCCCTTCTTCTTATGTCGGCATATGTACTTAATGGCATTGCCTTCAGCGAATGGTAAATTATTCTCATTAATAAAATGTGCAGGTTGCACCTTCATATTTTTATAATGATCTCCATCTACTTGTGTATTTAATGTTTGGTATGTCATATCTTTAAATATACTTTTATCAGTCAAATTTTAACCTATAACGACCAGGACGATATTCTCGTTCTGGTTTTTGTTTTATATAATGATTTTTTCGTACTCTAGATATATCATTCTTAATAGCTTTTGCAATTTTTTGATAAGTACGATCTGGATCTAAATCAGCTAATCTACACACAGTTCTAAAATCTGTTGAGTTACTAGTAAGCCAAGCAATAGCTTGATCTCTATAATACTGATAGTACACATCTACACCTTTATAACTAGCATCATGAATTGCTTGAACTATTACAGATAAAAACAATCTTTGTTCAGGTGTCCTGTTCATCTACAACTTCATAAGTCATACGATGATCTACAGCATCTACTTCCTGCCAATTTAATGTTTTTGAGTCAATAGCTTTAACAATCTTTAATGCTTCAGCATCTGACTCTGCATTAACAAATATTTCTGTATAAGCAGGAAGTGTAACCCATCTTTTAAATTTATAAATCATATATTATTTTTACGTCTACTTGCTTCTAATGTTCTAAACAAATCTATTATAATACCTTCTTTATCTCTTTTATTCTCAACTGTACTCGCTTCAACCTCTGCTTCAAATAATTCCTGAACAGCATTCTGATAAGTTTCACTCGCATAGTAGGTTTGCTCTTTGGCAGATATGCTCTTATCATTTGTGTTGCCAGTAATGTGTAAAGCTTTCTTTCTTTTAAGAAGCCTATCCAAATACTTAACTTTAGCATTAGCTTCAGCATTTTGTACGTCTGTTTCTGCAAGATATTTCAAGGCTTCTTCTAACCTCTTTTCTGTAATCATTACTATTCTCCATATATTTTTTATACAAATCTTTTATACTCTTATCTTTATCAAAAGTATCAATACCCATCAACTCTAATTCTAATTTAAATAACAAATAATTTTTCATAAAAAAAGGGCAGGATCTTTCGATCCCACCCATCACGTTAACTAACTTTAGGGAGATGACGTGTTCTGTTAGAATGGTGCATCTTCCAGATCTTCTGCAGTATCCATCTTTTGATTTAAGATGTCTCTTACAATTAGATCTAGGTTTCTATGTATTTCTGGTGTAACTTCTTTACCAGAGCTTAACCAAGCTGACATAAGATTACTCATAGTCAATCTATACTTTTCTTTCCATTGACCTGCAACATCTCTTACAGCTTTGACTCCAGAAGAACTAACCATATTGTTTGTAGGCACAGCTACTTCACCATCAAGTAATTCTATTGAATTAGCAGTTTGGTATTGTTTACCACTTTTACTAGTACGTATTGGTAAAGCTTCAATCTTCAATCTAGCACCTTTCTGCCATCTTGAAGTACCCATAGCTTCACCATAAATAGTCATGTCAGTACCATCGTCTTTAGTAACGTATACTGTAACACCACCATTATCTTTCTCAAATGCTCTTTTAAATGAGCATTCAAATGTCTCAGTTTCCATATTTCTCCTATTGATTTGATTTATTATATTTCCTATTTTTTGCATAGTTATTTATACACTATTGTAAACAATCTTCCCATAGTTTTTTTGCAAAATCTATAGATCCTTCAGATCCTTTCCATCGGAAGTTGTCCATTGTCAAAGGAAACAATCGGACAGCATCCTCTTTAGTTTTACATGTGTTTAGTATATGCTCTATGTGTTTCATTGCATTGATAATCTCTTTTAGATCATCACGACCAACCATATCTACACAGTATTGATCTGTTGGTGAGCAATATAATAGCATAGTTTCTTTGCCAAATACCTCACGATATAAACATTGTTGTCTAATATCTGCAGGTTTTGGATACCATTTAGCATCAACTTTGCCTGATTTCAAACGTCTAATATATGCTGTAGCTTTAGTATCTACAATCACTTCATCAAACTCAAAGTCAGTTTTACATATAACATCACGTTCCAAACCCCATTTAGTACCTGGTACTTGTAACTCATTCTGCCATGAAACTACTTCACCAAACTGTGGTAGCTCTTTTACAAACTTGTTTGCAATAATAGCTGCCCAATTGTATTCATCATCTACATGATCAGTTGGTAATAGATCGTCCATTTCATCACGACTATGCTCAAGATATTTTCTTTTAGCAAATTCTGTGATACTATCTTCATCAGTGATTTGGTTTTGAAGTGCGTTGTTAGCTGCATCTTCAGCTGCTAAACCCATTATCATTCTAGCATTGGGTTGTGACTCAAAATCAAATAACTCATTGATAATCCAAAATGCAGGACTATCAATAAACGTATTAGTTTTTGAAGCAGAATGTCTATACTCAATTTTCATATTCATCTCCTTATGGTTAATAATATACAAAAGTATTTAGCTTCTACCTTTAACATATCAATAGATGTATTAAAAGGTAAAAAGACAGCAAGATGTGAACAAGATTATAAAATATATAATCTGTCTATCCTGTTGTGTTGGATTTTACACCCTACACAAGTGTATGGGAGTAAAAGCCTTATTGCTCGTCATCATAGATGTTCAAAGAACAGAGTCTATAGACTAAACAAATATTATACACACAATATTAATTTCAAATCTTTTGTTGATAAATACAAGGAAGATTATAAAAATAATTATGCGTCAGATTGAAAAACCAGAACTAATATCTACAATCAGAGATAAGAAAAAAGTCTGGTTAAACATTAGAGAATCACGTCTAATGTATATGTTTCATCGTAAGCTCATATCTATGGAAGAATATGAAGCTGGATCTAGATATAGATTAGCATGTGAACTCATGGGTGGCAGCTCTGGTAACTATCTTAAAGAACGTGTTGATGGTATGAATAGTGATCATATTACATCATCTCTTGGAGCTGCATTATCAGTTCAAGAATGCGACCAAGAAATTGGTCCTACATTCGCAGAAGCTATGAAGTTATTTTGTTGGCATAACTTTGGAATAATTGAAATAGCTAATCAATTAGGTTTGACAGAACGCAAAGCATCTAATAGAGTTCATGAAGGATTAGCAAGATTAAGTATTTATTATGGCTACACGAAAGTGCGACACACTATTAAAGGACAAGGAACTAAAGATAAAAGACAAAAAGTATCTGAAGTGGGTAGCAAGTAATCCTTGTATAATCTGTCAACAAAATGGTTGTAATGCTCATCATATTACGTATGCACAGTTTAGAGGTATAAGTCAGAAAGTTGGTGATCAATTTACAATACCATTATGTGTTAAACATCATCATCAATTACATAATTGTGGTATGTCTGAACGAGATTTTTGGAGCAAGATTGATATAGATCCATTACCTATCTGTAAGATATTCTATGATCATCATCAAAATATGTGGAAAAACAAGGACTTTTTCTATGATGACTCTATGCTTTGGATAGAGGTATATAACAAACTTGTACCTAAGATTAAGAAAAACATTGATTTTCTACTGCAACCCAAATAAATATATTAGTTATCCTCGCTAGAGGTACGTTCTTATGGCAAAAATATATAAATTTACTAAAAACAAAAAAGCATACTCTGAAGAATTTTTAGCAGGTGTTAAACCTGAAATCATTGGTGATTTTATACAAGAACAAAATCCTACAATGTCTATTAAAGCTGCAGATGCTATGGCTCTTGCAATTATCTATAGTACCTATCTTCAATTAGTTTTGGATGAAGAAGGTTCTAATGAATCTATTGATAATTATAAAGATTATATATGGGCAGCTAATGACAAAAAGACGTTACACTAAAAAAAAGAAATCAATAAAAGATAAAGACTCTAAAGATATACCCTATACTAAAGTACGTGTGGAATGGGTTGATTGTGTAAGCGATAGCTCTTGGGCTACAGAAAAAGAATTTAAAAATATGAAACTGGCTACACCAGTTAATGAAGGTTGGATCTTCTCAAAAGATAAATACTCAATAAAATTATTCTCATCATACGATAAAGACGAAGATGGAATTACATTTGGTGATAGAACTATGATCCCTAGATCCTGGATTGTTGAAATCACAGAGATCTAGAAATCATCAAAGAGCTATATGTATAATGTATAGCCACCCACCAACTCTCGCTGATGGGTGATTGTAGTTGTTTAGCTGCAATGAGGACTAGTATCTAATCGCATACAGGTCACTAACTTACCTATTCCACGTCTGGAATTCTATATACCTTTATCCATATACATTTTATTGATAACATCTTTTGCACTGTCATCTGTACTTGGATAATATAAAACTTCTAATCTTTCTTTTGAAGATTTTAACTCAGCTTTAACATGATCTTTAGCATGTTCTAACACTTTAACTAATTCAGGATAGTTACCATAGAACACACCATAGATTGATAAATCATTAATCGCTGCTGTTATTCTGTTTAGACCTCGTATTCTTTTTTCTATCCGAAGTATCTCGCTGTCTGTTTGAACCATTTTCTAACTCCTTAATTTTTAGTTTAAGTTTATCTATTTCTAATTGTTTAGTAGCAAGTGCTGCTCTTAACATATTTTCTTTACTCATTATCTGACTCCTGTATAAACATTTTACATCTATTAATATCTTGTTGATATTCTTTAGCCCATTCTTGTAATATCAAAGAATGTTTATCTAAAAGATAACCACTAGAAATAGCAGAATCTATAATAGTTAATGCTTCCATAGCATCATCCATTTCATTCTGTACTTTTTCTTTTTCACGTTTTTTTGCTTTATTCTTAGATATTACTTCTTGGACTACTTCATCTTGAACTGTCATCTATTCTCCCTTTGTTTAATGGATCTTGTGTATACTCATCCACTTTAGTTTTTAAAGTTCTGTATCGTAATTCACATAACTGAAGTTCTTCATTTAAACGATCAATTTCTTTACGTAAATCTAATACATCATTACATTTTTTTTTAAGTTTATCTCTAAGTTCATCAACAAGTATATGACAATCTTTTAATACTTCTGATAAATTACGTGGTTCTGGATTTTTTATTTTCATGCTACCTCCTTTAACTTTATATCAATTTTTTTGATAATAGCAACTGCTCCAGAAATACCATCGCCTGGCAAACACATTCTGTTAGTTCTTTTCATCCAAGTATACCAAGCATGAGTTGCACGTCTATTTGGATAATTAGTAGCTTTAAGTTTTGCTTCTTCATCGCAATACATATCAAATGATCTTTTGCTTATTTCAGGATTATAACCTTTTTGTATCTCAATAAGATCACAACCTAACAATGGATAAAGATCTTTAAATGTTGGTTTGTTTTTGAACACATGAATATCTTCATTGTCATTATCTTTCCATACTATTACATTATACATTTTCACCTCTTTCTGCTTTGTCTAAATAATTAACTACTAAAGCTTTTACTAAAGTAGATTTATATACATTATGTTTTTTACAATATGCTTCTAATCTATTGTAATTATTTTCACCTAAAGCTAAACCAAACATACCATACTTTCTAGTATTAGCATTACGTGTAGTTCTTTTAGTCATTGTTTTTAACAGTTCATCTTCTGTCATTATAGCTCCTCTATTGTTATCATATATTTATCTTCATCAATCCAGGCTTCTATATCTGCCATTCTATTTGGTTCATTTAAACTAATACCTGCACCTTCTATCTGTGCATTTAATTTAGTTTCAAGAAACTCTTGTATTGCATGTCTTATATCAAATAAATTATCTGACATTTCTACCTCCTGTTGGTTGTTGTCCACAAGCTACGTATATTTTCCAATCATCTCTATTTGAAAAATCTGCAAGATCAAACTTCATCATTGCTTCATTCCATCTATCAGCATGAGTAAAAAATTGTATGTCATATCTTTCATTATGAAACATATACATATTACTTCTTTCATAATCATTTCTACGATTTTTTATTTTTTTCTTTGACACTCTATCTCCTAGTTTAATTGTTTTTTAATAAATTTAGCAACAAGCTCTACGTATCTAAACCACTCATCTATAATGGATCGTTTTTTTGATTTAGATTCTTTCTGAACTTGTTTAATTGCTTTGGTTGTTGCTTCATCAAGCACTTTAACTTCATCTTCTATTTTCATGAATATACTCCATATGCAAGTAAAACAATAGTTGCTGCTTGTACGCAAAGAATACCAAACATAATATTTCTATGTTTTTTAAGCATTATATGATGCGT